ATATTGGGTATTGTCGGTTCGGTCGCAGCTATTGGTGTATCAGCATTGATGATTCGCTCATTAATGTATGATAATGCCATGAAAAAATCTAACATGCAAGAAAATCTTAATAAGATAAATAAAAAGTAATAAACGAAAGGTGATGTAAATGAGTTTATCTAATACAGCTGTTCCTAAATATTATGGACAATTTAGAGATGCAGTTTTACGTGGTGAAATACCAGTATGTAAACAAATTTCACAAGAAATGAATCGTATAGATCAACTCATTGCAAATGAAGGAGTTTATTATGACGAAGATGCAGTAGAAGGTTTTATTCGGTTCTGTGAAGAGGAATTAACTTTAACAGATGGTTCTGATTTAAAACTATTAGACTACTTTAAATTGTGGGCCGAGCAACTATATGGTTGGTACTACTATGTAGAACGTTCTGTATATGTTCCAAACCCAAAAGGTGGAGAAGGACATTATGAACGAGTACGAACATTAAAGCGTTTAGTCCGTAAACAATTTATTATAGTAGCCAGAGGTGCTGCAAAATCAATGTATGCATCATGTATACAAAATTTTCAATTAAATATTGACCCTGCTACAACACACCAAATTACAACTGCCCCTACTATGAGACAGGCAGACGAAATAATGTCTCCTATTAGAACTAGTATTGTAAGAGCAAGAGGACCTTTGTTTAAGTTCTTAACTCATGGTTCTAAAAACAATACAACTGGTTCTAAAGCAGACAGACAAATGTTAACATCTACAAAGAAAGGTATTGAAAACTATTTAACAGGTTCTTTACTTGAAATTAGACCAATGAGTATTGATAAGCTTCAAGGTCTAAGAGTAAAAGTGGCAACTGTCGATGAATGGTTGTCAGGAGATATTCGTGAAGATGTTATTGGTGCAATTGAGCAAGGTGCATCTAAATTAGATGATTATATTATCATAGCTACTTCATCAGAAGGTACTGTAAGAAATGGTGCCGGAGATGATATTAAGATGGAATTAAATGACATATTAAAGGGTGACTATTTCGCCCCACATATTTCTATCTGGTATTACAAGCTTGATGATATAGAAGAAATAAATCATCCTGAATTATGGATTAAAGCTAATCCAGGTTTAGGAAAAACTGTTACTTATGAGACATATCAGTTAGATGTAGAAAGAGCTGAAAAGGTTCCTGCATCTAGAAACGATATTATTGCCAAAAGATTTGGTATACCAATGGAAGGTTATACATATTACTTTACTTATGAGGAAACTTTACCTCATCCAAAGACTTCATTCTGGAATTTGCCATGCTCATTAGGAGCAGACTTATCACAAGGTAATGACTTCTGTGCTTTTACATTCTTGTTCCCGCTAAACGGAGATGCATTTGGTGTAAAGACACGAAGTTATATAAGTTCTACAACATTATACCAATTATCACCATCTATGCGTATAAAGTATGACGATTTTATTAATGAAGGTTCTTTAATAGTATTGGAAGGAACTATATTGGATATGATGGATGTATACGATGACCTAGACAAACATATTATTTCGCAAGGTTATGATGTTCGATGCTTTGGTTTCGACCCGTATAATGCGAAAGAGTTTGTTGATAGGTGGCAATTAGAAAATGGTCCTTATGGAATAGTAAAAGTAATACAAGGTTCAAAAACAGAATCAGTTCCACTTGGTGAATTGAAGAAATTGGCAGAAGCAAGATTGCTAATCTTCGATGAACAGTTAATGACATTCACAATGGGTAACTGTATAACACTAGAAGATACAAATGGTAACAGAAAATTATACAAAAAGCGTTACGAAGCTAAAATCGATAATGTAGCAGCATTGATGGACGCATTCGTAGCATTTAAATTGAACAAGGAGGCGTTTATGTAATGGACTATTTAGATTATATGAATTATATTCATACAATGGCCCAAGAGAATGTCCTAGCTCATCATGGTGTTAAAGGCCAAGAATGGGGTAAACGTAAATACCAATATGAAGATGGTAGTTTGACTCCCGAAGGTAAAAAACATTATGGTGTAGGTGACGGAGATGGAACCAACAAAAAGGATCCGCCAACTAAAGCTAAAAAACAAGAAGCTTCTAAGGCTAAACCAAAAGATAAGCCGGCAGAAGAACATGAGAAGACTCCAGAAGAACTTCAAGCAGAAGCAGCACAAAAAGCAGCTAGAAAAAAGAAAATAGCTATTGCTGCAGGTGTAACTGCCGCTGCTATTGTAGGCATAGTTTTAGCAAAGAAGTACCACGATATGAAAATTCAAAATGGTGAACTTCAAGCAGAAGCAACTAAAGGTGAAGAACGTTTCAATGACTTGAAATCTAAATATGATTTACAAGGAAAAGACATAGCCAAGCTCAAAGGTGAAAATAGTTTCTTGCAAACTAATTCTAAAGCTATGGCCGGAAACATAGATAAATTGACTAAAGAAAAAGCCGGTATGAAGAAAGAATTATTTGAATCAAGAAAAGCAAATGCTTCGTTAGAAACGCAAGCCAGAGGTATGAGTAGAACAATTACTGACTTAAGAGCTAAAAATGGAAATTTAAAGAAAGATTTCTATAATGAAAAGAAAACCATTGAAGCTGGTCATGCTAAAACTGTTAACCTATTGGAATCTAATCTAAAGGTTGCTAATATTCAAGCCGAAGCCGGAAATCAATTAGCTAATGTCAGTCCAGTACATCAAAGAACCTACCGTAAAATATTAGAAGGGATATCCAATGGAAAAGTTCTATTCGGATATAAAGGTTCTAAATAATTATGGGATTACTGGATAGAATTAAACGTGTATGGAACGTGTTCCGACACGAAGAAACAACTGTATATAAGTATAGAGATTTAGGCACATCATATAGTTATAGACCTGACAGAGTTATACCAAGTACAACTACTGAGAAATCAATCATAACTTCCTTCTTTAATAGATTAGCAGTAGATGTATCAATGTTAAATTTTAAGCATGTACTCGTCGATAAAGAACACGATGAACGTTATCTTGAAACGGTAAACGACAGCCTAAATCGTGTATTAACATTAGAAGCTAATAAAGACCAAACTGCAAGGGCATTTATTAAAGATGCTGTAATAAGTTTAATTGATGAAGGTTGCATAGCATTGGTTCCGGTTGACACAACAGATAATGTAACAGTCGGAGAAAGCTATGACATCTTAACGGTTAGAGTTGGAGAAATATTGGAATGGTATCCTGACAATGTAAAAGTCAGAGTATACAATGATAGAACTGGTAAACATGAGGATGTAACACTACCTAAAAAAGTGGTAGCTATTGTAGAAAATCCTTTTTACCAAATAATGAATGCACCAAATTCAATAGGTAGACGTTTAGTCAAAAAGTTGAATTTGTTGGATGTAATAGATGAACAGTCAGGTAGTGGAAAATTAGATTTAATTATCCAATTGCCTTATGTTCTAAAATCGCCTGATCGTCGCGCGCAGGCTGAAAAACGAAGAGCAGAAATAGAAGAACAGTTGAACGGTTCAAAATACGGTATTGCTTATACCGACGGTACTGAACATGTAATGCAGTTAAATCGTCCTGTTGAAAACAATGTAATGAAACAAGTCGAATACCTAACGAGTATGCTATTTGGCCAGTATGGTGTAGACGAGTCTATTTTACATGGCACAGCAGATGAAAAAACTATGTTAAATTATATGAATGGAATGGTAGCACCTATAGCAACAGCATTAACTGATGCAACAACTATAAAGTTTTTAAGTGCAGATGCCATTAGTAAAGGACATAGAATAATGTACTTTAATAATCCATTCAAGTTAGTACCAATTTCAACAATGGCCGAAATCGGCTCATCATTTACTGCTAGCTGCATTGTTTCACCAAATGAAATAAGACAAGCTATGGGTATGAAACCATCAACTGATCCAAAAGCAGATGAACTTCGTAATCCAAACATCAATCCTGATAAAGGAGAAAAGTTCGCGACAACTGAGGGAACTGAAGTGCAGGAGGCTCCCGTAGGAAAACAACAAAAACAAGAAAAATCAGAAGAAGGAGGAAAAATTCAAAATGGTTAAAGAAGGCTACGATTTTGGTGGTTGGTTAACCAAGTATGGCATTGAATGTAGCGATGGAAAAACTCTTATGGATGATTCGTTCAAAGATCAAGATGGTAAAAGAGTACCTTTGGTATTCGATCATCAACACCAAATGAATGATATCGTCGGTCATGCTGATTTAGAGCATCGTCCAGGAGTAGGCATTTACTGTTGGGGAAAGTTTAATGATGATATCCCAGAAGGAAAGCATGCTCACTCACTAGTCAAAAATGGAGACTTAGTTGCCTTATCTGTATTTGCCAATAGATTGAAAAAGAATCCAAAA